CTGGTAAAGGCTGGCGTGCCGGAACTGGTTGTCATTGAACTTCTGCAATTCTGGCGACAGGTGGCGTTCGGCTCGCTGGCTGTCGTTGCCCACGGCGTTCAACACGGCGCGGCGGGTGATCGTGTTGCCGATGTCGGCTTGCAAGCGGTCGAAACCGTTGCTGCTGAAGCGGATCGCAGCGCCGTGGGGAATGGTTGCGGCTGCGTCTGCCTTGCGTTTGGCAAGGTGCGTGCGAACGGCTGCCACGTCGGCAAGGTTGCGAGCTGCTTCAAATTCGTGCGGCATGTCTGCCAGTTCGCAGAGGCTGCGGACTTCGCTTTCAAATGCAGCACGGGCGGTGCGTTCGTTGGCAAGCGTGCGGGCAGTGCCTTCAGCCACCAAGCGGGCAATGTCGTCGGCGGTCAGTGCGGCGGGCGGTGCCTGTCGCTGTTCGGGCGTGGGGGCCGGTGCGGCCGATGCAGGTGCAGCCGGTGCGGCCATGCGTTCCGGGTTGGCGACGATCCACGCCTGAGCCTGTTCGTCGGTCAGTTCGGCGGGCATTCCGCGGGACACAAGCAAAGCTCTCAACTGTTCGTTCACGTGAAAATCTCCTTCAGGGGAATGAATGAAACGGCAACGAGCCGGGTCGAGCCCCCGGAGTTTTGCCTGATCGTCTGCACCAATCGGAGTCAGCGAAACCTCGCGGAGTCGCCACTTCGTCACCACGTTTACCGGGCCTGCGTACTCGCGGCCGCCGATGGTTTTCGTTTTGCCCTTCTCAACGTAGGTCCTTTTGAGAACTTCGTAGCCCACTGACACATCCGTAACGTGCCCATCACGAACGGCAGCCAATGCTTCTTCGCCCTGTCGGGCTTTGCTGAACATCAGCGTTGCAGTCACGCGGCCATCACCCACCGTGATGTTGCGAGCGCTGCCCAACTGGTCTGTTACGCTGCTGCGGCGGTGCGAGTCGAGGAATGGGATCTGTCGGGACTTTGGAAACTCAACGCCACTGGAAAGCAGGATTTCGGGGACATAGTCCATCCGCTCCCAGTCAACCATCAGCACAGGCTGTTCTGTGCTGATGACAGCCTCAACCGTGCGGCCTTCTTCGTTGAAGGTCTTCGCCCGTAGTTCGATCTCAGACCGGAAGCCGGCATTGATCGCGTTGCCGCTGCTGATTGTTTCACTATGTCGTTTGGCCATCGTCTGTTCCGGTTGGAGAATCGGCGGCGTCGTTTGCGTTTCGCGGCGCCGGTAGTCCCATTATGTTGGCGAGTATTTCCGGCGGTATACCAAGCCTACCAGCCACCTCATAAACTTCGGCCATGTTAGCCAACACGTCCCGCCAGTTGGTGCCGAGCTTCGCGCATTCCATCTGCAGTGAAGACAGCCCACCCTTGATTCGGTCGTGGGCTGCTTTCGCGTCGTCCACTGGGTTGATGCTGAGAGCAATCGGGCCGTTCCAACTGGCCACCATGAAGCGGCCGGGAGACGCAAGGAATTCAGCGGAGGAAATGATGTCGTTGAAAAAGCCGGACACCATCGCCGCACGAATCACGGCCTCGTAAACAGGTTGACAAAAATTGTCTGCGAACCATTGTTGAACGTCGTGCAACTCTGGCCAAATATCGTTGTCTGCGGATCGCTCTGAACTGAATGAGGAATTGCGGTAGTCGCCTGTGATGGTCGAGCTTTTGACGCCCGGAACAGCCGTTGCCGTGCCACGTTGCAAGTGTTGCACGAACGCCTCAGGATTCATGTTGGGCTGATTCGGCGAATGCAGTTCAAACTTCCCATCGCGGCCAGTGTTCACCAACAGCCCGGGCTGCAGTTTTGTGACGGTGTTTCCGTCGCCGTCCGTCAGGTCGTCTGGTGCGGTGCTGGATGCGTTTAAGCCGAACTTTGTGGCGCCGGTGGGCTTCGCGTATGCTCCGACAACACAGGCAGCCAATGCGGTTGACTTCAGCACGTTGTATTCCAGATCCGCAGTGTCCTGCGTGCGAGTCAATGCAGCAGAAAACCACGGCACGCCGCGGAGTTGGTCGATGTCTTCCTCAACGTACAAGTGCCCCATCTGGTCTGCTGGGATGCGTTTGGCGTTCCCGGACTGGTTGGCCGATGCGTAGGCTGGCTGAAGGCGGATGTAGTAGGCTGTGCGGCGGTTTTCTTCGTCAAGTTCAATGCCGCGAAACAGGCTGGAACCCGCTGGGATCTCGGCGGAAACAACTTCAGTTTCGTCAGCCAGTCGGCAAGAGTCGATCAGTTGTAGCGTCAACGGAATTGGCAGGTCACGGCGTTTCTGGTCTGCCTCTGTGATCGGCTTCATCCGGAACAGGGCGTCTCCGGAAAGGATAACAGCCTGCAATGCCACCCGCTGCAATCCAGCGAGTGTCTGCCCGCCCTGTGCTGGCAGTCCGCGGGAGTCAAAGCCGGCATTGAGCCGCTTCCATAATTCTTTGCAGCGGTCACGGAATGCCTCGTTTGGCGTGCCGTCTGCATTCATCGCCAACGGCTCGGGGTGCATCCCACGGCCGATCACCTTGCTTTGCAGCGTCCGCACGATTTTGCGGGCCGATGGATTGGTGCGGTACAGCCGCCACGACTGCGCCCGCAGGTTGTCCGTGACGGCCGAACTGGCTTCGTTTTCTTTGTAGACTGACAGCGTTACTTTATTGGTGCGGGTTGTCTTTGCCTGCGGGTAGATATTGTTCGGCGCGGCGGACATCGCCATGATTTGCTGAAGCGTCGCGCGTGCCTGAAGCCTGCGGGCTGCTGCTGCCGGTGCGATGTACCCGATTACGCGGTCGAGGATATTCACGCCGTGGGTCGCTCCAGCGAAAGGAGCGAAACCATTGACCCGGAAGCCTCTGTGTCCGCTTCATCCATCAACTCTGTACGCGCCTTCATCAGGTCACGCAAAGCCGCCATCTGTTTGGATCGACCGTGAACCGTGTAGGATTGTGCCGTGAGCGTCTGCAGGATTGCAGTGTTGACGGCCGCGAGTAATTGGGTTGACGTAGTCATGCCGGCCAGCATAGCCGCCGGCTGGCGTCACGGTATACCAGACCTACCAATCACCGCAGACCGTCGACAATAGGCGTTTTGTGTTCCAGTGTCATAATGTTCAGCGCGAAGCGAAAGGTCCACGTATGCCCGCACGGTGGATGCTCTGGGGATTTCGTTCGGGAACACTTGTAATATCGCACCTGCCCCTGTGTGCTGTACGCCACGCCATGCCCGCCGGCACGGTCCCAGCATATGGGGCAGCGTCGCCACGGTTCGATTTCTTTTTCTCGTGCCGCCGCCTGCTGCTGCCGATCAAAGCCACGGCCTGCCGTCTGGTCTCGTTTCTCCGCCATGTATCCCGCTCCTCTGTGTTTGGATCGCCATTCGCGGCGGAAACCCGCCGTTTTCTTCGACGTAGGCCACTGCCAACGCCAGCCCGTATCTGAGCGCGTCGCGGAAGTCGTTCGGCGCCCCTTCGTTTTTCTTCACCCATAACAGTTTCGCGTTGCCGCGGGTGTCTGTTACGTCTGAGATTGTAGCGTTGCAAAGGTGTTCGAGGAATTCGATGTCGCCCTCTGAGCCCTGACATAACCCAAGCCCCTCCGCCTGTGCTGGCGCCCGTTCGTCGAGTCGGGCCTGCAGGTCGGTTTCCCAGTAGTCTGTGTTTACGAGAAACAGCATCTGCTCTGAGCGGTCGTTGGTTTGCACGGGAGCCAGTTTGTAGGGCTTGCCGCCGAGGTCGTTTGAGGAACCTTTGCACGGCACCATCCCGGGATGTGCGTTGCAAAAGTCATAGGTACGTTTGGTATCCCAGCCGCTGTCGGCAGAGACTACGATGGGGGCCATTGGGTTGCCGCCGTCCTCGTGGTGGTATTGGCGAAGAACGACGCGGTCCCAAACGTCCTCCAGTGTAGTCAATGCCCCGTAATCCACGACGTGCGCGCGGAAGTCGTCACCGTGGGCCAGCACGACGTAAAGCCGATACCCGCCCTCTGCCGCTTGCTGGTCGATTGTGACCGTGAGGAAGCGGCCCCAGACCGGGACCACGCCGCGGGGAACAGGTGTCCGCAGACGTTCGCCGATCCGCTCCGGAGTCGATTTCGATTTGCGGGCCTCCCAAGTCTCGCCGGCGTCTTCGTTGATCCATTGCCGGAGCTTCGCGGGGCTTTTGCATTTGCCGAGGAAGTCGCTGACGATCTGCCCCCAGCCGTGAAACAAGGCGTAGAAAACTGAGAGCTGAGAACCCCATTCGGAACCCCAGTTGGTTGGCGTGCCGATCAACCAAGACATGTCGTCCGGCGGAAGACTGCGGGCGTCCATCGCGCGTTGGTGGTCCACTTCACATCCGGCGGGAACCCAGACGCCTCGCGGGATCATCCACGCCCTGTGCAGGTCGTCAATGCGGCTTTCGCAGTAGCGGCAAACGTAGTGGGCTGTCCGGCGTGCAAGGTCACGGTCTGTCGCCCCTGTCGGCAGTTTGTCGAAGAAGATTCCGCCAGGTGCCTGGCCGTTGCCGAATTCGATCGTCTGGAATTTGCAGCAGTGCGGGCATGGGACGTGATAGCGGTGGTTGGTGCTCTGCAGCCTGCCGAATTCCACGTTGGACTTGTTGCGGACTGACGGCGTTGACTCGAACAGGTATTTCCGGTCCGGGTGTTCTGCCCCGCGTTTGCGGAAGCGTTCGAGCGGATCCCCTTCGCTGGAGGTCTTCTCTTGAACCCATTTATCAATCTCGTTGCCGTGGCCGATGCGGATGGACTTGTCGGCAAGTCTGCTTTTCCCACGCGGCCATGCACCATGGCAGACTGCACGCCGCAGGGCAATGCGGGTCTTCGATTGCCGTTGCCGGATCGGGACTTGGGAGCGAAGGCGCGGACAGTATTCCAGCATCAGCCAGAAACGGCCAAATACTGATTTGCAGTTCGTCTCATCCGGCGTGGCAAACATGGTTTCTTCGGGGCGGGTGTCCATGCTTCTCATCAGCATTCCCAGCCCGAAGTTTGTTTTGAACATTCTCGCCGCCCATTGCATCCACAGGGCGCGGAATTGCGGGTTGTCATATGCCCAGCACGGTCCCTGCGGGGCTGTGACCCACGGGACGGACTGCTCATCAAATGCTCGTCCGGTGTGATCGTAGAAATGCAGGCGCAGCCAGTCGGCTGAAGACTCATGGACACGCGGCCGCACGGCATCGCGGGCGACGATGGCAGATAGTCTCATACGAGATCCTCCAGACTGTCGCAGAACTCGCGGCGGGCGATGTCGATTTCGTTTGTGGCCAAGCGGAGCGTCTCCGCCTTCGCCGCGTCCGGTGCGAGTCGTGCGAGTTTCTCCGGAAGTGACTGCAGCCGGGAAACCAATCGGGACCAGAGCAGTGCCATGTCTCGTTCAATCTCCACTCGCTCGATCAGTTCGCCACGCTTCTTCGCGTTTTCTATTCGCCGCTTCTCAGACTGCAGCCGGATCTGCTCGATCTCCGCCTGTCGTTTCTCTTCGCTCGTAGTGCTGGCGTTGCCGGTCGCCTTTGCGAGTCGCCACGCCACGATCTGCTGCAGTGGGTAACGGCCTTCGGTGCCGGGCATCGGCGGGGACTCGGTACGCCACTGTTTGACGGTCTGAACTGCGAGCCCGAAAAACTCAGCCACCTCCGCCAGCGTCCGGCATTCCCAGCGGGTGCTGTGCTGCCTTCGCTCCTCAGCCTCCAACAGGTCCTCAATAGCCTGCAGGTCATCTGGTGAATCAGCGGAGTCGAGCAATTCGAGCAGCCAGCGCCGCTCGTCTGTTGCTGGCTGTGCTGTCATTTGCGGGGGACTCCGAGTTTTCGACGCGGTGGACGTGGGCGTGGGCGTGGGCGACGACTGCAGGAGGCTTCTCGGCTTCCGCGTTTGATTCCTGCATCTTCACCAGAACGCGGGCGGCTGCGATTTTGTCGCGTGGCTTGCCCTCCGCCACGATTTTAACGAGCGCCGCCGGCAAGCCTGCCAGTAGGTTGTCCGGGATCTTCCAGTTCTTGCGGACTGCCTGCCCGATCAGTTGCATGTCAGAGCGGGAAAGCGGCTCTGTGAGAAGTGCGGAGTCGGTTGGTTGGGTCATTTGTCACCTCGCCTCCAGTGTCGCGGTTTTGCCTCATTTTGGTTTTTTTCAAAAATTTATCCCGATTTGCTTTATTCGGGGTGGACTCTGTCCCGATATCGGGATATATTCCTCTCATCAGGCAAACGACGCCTGACACACCACACGCAAAGAAAGGTCACAAAAATGAAACTCACCATCGACAACAGTGCTTTTGTTCGATCTCACGGCAAACAGCCAACCGGCACGGGCTGCTGGGCGTTTGAGATTCACGACGACTCCAGCCGCAAGGTTGTGCGAGTTGTGTTTTGCCCGGGACCGCACACGCTGACGGCCGCTAAAAAGTGGCTGAAGACATGGGTGGCGGAAAACATGGCAGCCGAGCTTGCCACCGGATACCTCTCCGCTTCTGTTGCTCCCTGATGTTTTTATCACAGCCCGGGCAACTCGCCCGGGCCTTTTGTTTGGAGTTCCAATCATGGACACACTGACCACCACTGAAGTCGCCCGCCGCTTGTCTATCGACCAATCTCGCGTCCGCAAGCTGTGCCGCACTGGCAGGCTGGGACGAAAGTTTGGCCACGTCTGGATGATTACAGAGGCCGATGTTGCAGCGTATTTGCAGGCCGGCCCCCGCAAGGCAGGACGACCAAAGGGATCACGGTAACTTTTGCTCTGCGTATTTTTTGCGTGCTGCTTATTAGACTTTTTCACAGGATTGCCACCATGAAACCACACGCCCGCCGCGCCGCCGCCACCTTCCCGTATTTCAAACTGGCCACCTTCGACAATTTGTCGTTTTGCTTTCGTGACGGAAAGCAGGCGTTTGAATCCGAATCTGCCGCCGCTGCTGCCGCCAAACGCCCGGGGAAATATCGGGTCAGCATCGTGACAGCGAACGGCCGGCGGGACATGCCCGCCTTTGAGGTTCACGGCTGATCTCCAGAAAGCGTCCGGGTCGGATTTGCACCGCCCACTTCAGGCTGGTCGCCTGACGTGTCGCTATCAACACTTCGGACGCGAGGTTTTCCTTTATACATGCCCGCCCCGCGGCGGTCAATCTCAGAGAACGGAAGGATTGGGACTGCGAGGCGGTCGCGGGCGGTGGGGTCGATGAAGTAGATGTAGCGAAGCTGGAAGCCGGGGATAGTAACGCCACCAGTGGCCTTAGCATACGCGCCGAGGTTGTATTTGCCGCCGGTGATCTGGTAATAAGACCGCCCGCCAAGTTCCGGCCGTGGCCTTGTCGGCCCGCTCTCAAGAGTCATTTTGTGAATGACAACACCATCAGCGCGGCGCACAAGATTCATGCTTTCAACAATTCCCGTCAGTACAAACCCGCTCGCCCGGTAAATCGTCCCGTCCCCACACTGCGTGCCATCCGCAAACGACACGCACCACTTCAACTGTGGGTACTGTTTCCGCATCCACCGAAAGGCAAACCCCAACGCCCGGCTTTCGCCATTGCGCGGCAGCCAATCCGCAAACGCCATGCGATTCAATTCAATGAACTCGTTCCACAGCGTACCACGCACCAGCCCTTGAATCTTCCGCTTATCCAGCGACGGGCCGAACTGCATCGCGCCGCCACACTTGCCGTCAAGAAACACGCCGAGGTGCAACTGCGAATTCTGGACCGTCCTCCCGCTGTAGTGCAGTGCCTGCACGATCCGGTTTGCATCCTTCGCGGAAATCGGCTGCACGATCAAACGCTTTGCATCACCCATTGAATGCCTCGCATATCGCCGCCAGTGCGTTTCCGTTGCTGTTTTCGTTCACGTCCGATTTGCCGCCGCCAGCTTCCTTTGCCTTCTTCAATGCCGCTTCAATCGCCTCAAACTGCGAATCGTGAACCGTGAACGTCATCTGCCGAAACGGCTCGCGGTCGCCTTCAGCCAGTTCGGGCGGGTCAACCACCGCTGCATTGTAACCCAGCAACTTCGACAACTCGTCCGCATCAAAGCCCAGCAGCCCAAGGTCATACTCGTCGGCGTGCAACTCCGCCAACTCCACCTCCAGCATCGCGTCATCCCACCCGCTGTTCAGGGCAATACGGTTGTCCGCCAGAATGTAAGCCCGCTTCTGTGCGTCGCTGAGATGCCCGAGACGAATGCACGGCACGGACTGCAGACCCAGTTTCTGCGCCGCCATCACCCGCCCATGCCCGGCAATGATGCCGTTCGCCGCGTCGATCAGGACCGGATTCGTGAACCCGAACTCCTGAATGCTGCCAGCGATCTGAGCCACCTGGCTGTCGCTGTGAGTGCGAGCGTTCCTCGCGTACGGAATCAGGTCGGCCGTGGCCACCTGCTCGATCTGCACAGGCTGCCCACCGTCCGCTTTTCCGCTGCCCCCTTCCCCCTGTTTTTCTCCGCCTCGCCTCGCCATGTAGTAGCCTCGCC